CTTACTGCCACCAATCCCATCTGTGTATCACTTGGAACTACTCTTAGTGGTGGATCAAATCTTTTTATGATGCTTGAGCCTGCTGATGCTACTCAGTGCATTACCATAATTCCTTATGGTGGTGGCAGACCTAATACTGATAGAAACAGATTTGAATCATCTGTTCAGATAAGATTAAAGACATCATCAAGACAAAAAGCATTGGAGACAATGCAATCTATAATAGAAAATCTGCACATGAATGATAATGTGTGTGCAAGCATGAATGGATTGATAATGGCTAATCAATCGTTGCCTATCATATTTGATGTGCTTGAAGGTGGAAAATACATAGTTAGTGTATCTAACTTTGATATAATACATACTAAAGAGTAGTGGAGGAATCTATGATAGATTGTAACATCTGGAAAGATAATAGGTTGGACTACAATCATTGGAAATATTGTCCTACTTGTGGAAAAAAGTTTTATAAGGAAAAAAGGGATAGTGTTAAGCGTTGGATTGATAAAAAATATTGTAGTTGGTTATGTAGAAGGTATCCCAAATTTGGAAGAAACCAAAATGTGTATCACTCACCAGCTAAGAATGAAGAATTTTATATTCAATGTTGGAATTGTGGTAAAATATTTCAAGTAAGTAGATGGCAGTTTTATAAGCCTAACAAAAGATTTTGCAGTCGTAGTTGTGCCATGAAGTATAATAATCCATCCTGCTCATGGACTGAGGATAGGAGAAGGTATCTTTCTGATAAACAGAAAAAGAAGGTTGAAGCTGGTGAATGGGTTAATCCAGTAGATGATCCAGAAGTTAGGAAGAAAATAAGTAGATCGCAGAGACTGAGATTCAAGCTGAAAGGAGTTAGTCCAGCTACTAAGTCAAAGATGAGTAAGATTAGTGCTGATAGACTACTTAAGGGTAAGAATCCTAATTTAGGACATTGGAGATATGGAAAGCAAGGATGGTTTTATTCTGAAAAGAATGGAAAGGAAATTCATTATAGGAGTCAGTTTGAAAAGAGGGCGTATGAAATATTGGAAGAAATGGATGATGTTGAACAATATACTCCTGAACCTTTTAGAATAGCCTATGAACTTGATGGGGTAGTAAGATATTATATACCAGATATTCTTGTAGTATATAAGGATGGAAGTAAAGAACTAATTGAAATTAAACCAATGGAAATGTTAAAATATGATGAATTTCTTGCAAAGGCCAAATTTGCTAAAGAATATTGTGAAAATAATGGTATTGACAAGGGGTATAGTATCTGGACACAAGAGATGTTATTTAAAAAAGTGGAGGATGAAAATGATAGACTACCACAAACCTATCATTAGGAATGGTAAGTCATTGAAAATATTACAAGTTTCTGCCCACGCTTGCATCAGAAAAATTAAGAAAACTATAGCATTAAAGAAACTCGGCTATGAAGTTCACGGACTTGCCAACCAAATCTCCTATGGAACAGAGAACTTTGATACTTATTCTATTTGGAGAGATGAAAAGCAGTTTAAGAATGCTCTTAAAATGTATCTTGAAAGGGGAATAGATATAGTAGAGTGGAATAACGAACCCGACCACCCAGCATGGTGGGCAAGAGAAGTGATAGATGGTGCTGGAATGTCAGATAAAGTGAAACTTATAGTGGATTTCCACGATTTAGATTCAATCAGAAGGGGATTTATTCCAAAGGATGAAAGGATGGCTTTCAATGCTGCTGATGGGATAGTGTATTGTAGTATTCCTATTCAGAAAATGACAAATAAGCTACATCAGGTTACCAAACCAAACATCGTGTTATACTCTTACTGTAACGAAGGTGTAGTTGAATGGAACGAGAAAGATATTCCCAATAGGACTGGATTGGTATATGAAGGTGGAGCTAATCCTGTAGATGATATTGCACTTGAACAGCAGTTTGCTTATAGGTCTCTTTACAACATCATAAAAAGATTGGTGGAGATGGGAAACGAAGTCCACATGTATTGTGGGAATCTTGGTGCTTTTGAAACCTATCAGCATACTGGCGCAGTCTTATATCCGCCTACCATGTATGATGAGATGATGAAAGGACTTACTAAGAGAAAGTATGGAATCCTGATCTTTAATAATGAAGATGGAGAAAAGGATCAAGTTAATTATACTCTCACCAACAAAGAGATGGAATATCTCCAAGCTGGACTCCCATCCCTTGCTTGTTGGTGTCCTGAAAGCATGAGACATGTTCAGAAACACAAGATCGGATTCGTGTTTGAACACATAGATGAGATAAGAGATTGTTCTCATCTTGAGAAATACTATCCTGAAGTGATGGAGAATATAAAACAGAAAAGAAAAGAGTTGGTAATGGAGAACTACATTGTATTGCTTGAGAACTTATATGCTGATGTTTTGGGTGTGGAAAGGAAATGGATTCCTGACCACATCCAGAAACTGCATGACTTTGATTTTAAGGGGTGATAGTAGATGGCAACAATCAATACTGCTAATCATACAGTTTCTGGTATAGATCTCTACTTTGATCCTACTGTAGCTCATGCATCTCTACTTGCTACTACAGGTGGTGTAACTGTAGGATCGCCTTTTAGGACATCTGCCAGAAATTTAGGAAATATCGTTACATCAGAGATCAATCCTGATGTAACTTATGTAGAACACTTTGTAGCCAAGAATGGACGCAGACACAAGGATAAGGTAGTTGCTAACATTGAAACAATTACCATTCCTTTCACTTTTGATGAAATAAATACTGCCAATCTTAAGAGATTTTTCCTTGCATCTGCACTTGCAACTGACAAGCTGGCAGTATTGCAGAAACCATTGCAGGAAGGTTCTGTGTCCTTATTGGTCAGGACTGAAGTAGGAACAAGTATGGTCTATTCCATACCTAAAGCTATCATAAGACCAGATGGTGCTCTTGCAATAGGTGATGGAACTGATTGGTGGAGTGGACCTATGGTAATTGAAGTGCTTAGATATGATTCAGGTCAGTATGCAAGCAAGCCATTTGGTGTAATTCATGTATTATAATTAATATAACAGACTGGTGGGGAATTCTATCCCTACCAGTCTAATTTTTGTAAGGAGTGGGTGAGAACATGGTAGTTTGTATTTTTTGTGGTGGAGTGTTTGATGAAAAGCTATTTAGTAGGTGTCCTTATTGTATGAGAGAATACAACAGAGTAGTAGAGAAATCTGATGAGAGTGCAGAGTCTGTGGAGATAAGTGGTGAGTCTAAACCTATTGTTGATTATATAGTGGAAAATGAGGATGATGGCTATAATGATTAACACACTCCAATTTTAAGGAGGTAAACTCATGAGTGAAGACAAAGTAAAGAGCGAAGCTGAGATTATATTCCCTGAAGCAAAGGTGGGGGATATAATTGTAAAGCCTTGGTCTTTTGGCAAACTCTTTGAGATACTTGAATCACTTGATAAAGTCCTTGATAAGGCTGATGAGAAAGGAATATTGGAACAGCTTGAAGTGGGAATAACAGGTGGAATGCTGTCCTATATTCCCCTTATGAGATTGTTTGCAGTTGCAAGGAATGAGATCTTGGATATAATTGCAAAGACAACTGATACAGATATTGAGAAGATAAAGAGTTTGTCAACGGATGAAGGCATCAAGTTGGTAATGGTGATATTTAGACAGAATAAAGAAGTAATAATGAATAGTGTAAAAAACGCACTAAGCACTCCCAGCAGAGAATAAAAGATGATGCTGGGAGTGCAGATGATGTTCTCTCTTTTGGGGACATATTCTTCACTCTCCTATCCAACGGTATAGGCAAGTCTATAGATGATCTCAAGTGGAATTACACCATTGATCAGATTTACCTAATGTATCAAAAATGTATCAGAAAGCAAATGGATGATGCAAAACTCAATGCCATCATCCTTGCTAATGCATTGGTATATACAAGTCCATCTGCTGATAGGGGTCAGGTAAGGGAGAAACAGAGAATGTGGGACAGATTTATCAATGCTCTTACTTATGATAAAAAGAAAGAAAGGAATTATGTAGATGAGTTTAAAAAGAAACTGGCTGGGATTGTTCCTATAAAAGAATCCAAAAAATAGGTGATGCTTAAATGGGAGTAAATGTTGGTGGTATAAATGCAACTATAGGTCTTGACTTTGAGCCATTAGAGAAGGGGCTGAGGTCTGCGTCTAAGAGATTGGAAAGTTTTACAAAGAAACTACAGGGGATTATTCTCAAGGCTGATATATCAGGTGAATGGCTCAAAGGTTTGGATAATTATACGACTGAATTGCAAAAGAGTCTAAGCACAGTTTTAAATGATTGGAGTTCTAACATAACTAAGGTGAGTGGTAATTTCACAAGGACTACAGCTAAATGGAGAAACGAGTTAGAGAAAGTAATAAGAAAATTTGATATTTTAGATAAAAAATTCAGATACCATGCAAAGACAAGGGAAATCCTTAGTGAGTTGAGAGAAAGACCAACGGAATACGAAGCTATATTAGGTAGTCATGCCGAAACATTGTTTGCTCTTACAGAGGCAATACCACAAGTAAAGAGACTGTTAGCTCCCCATTTGTCATTTATAGGTAAAGATAAAGTAAAAATTTTAACAGGTTATACTGAAATAGTCAAGCAATTGGAGAAAGTATCAAGTCTGCTTTCTACCTTAGCCCCAAAATTTAAGAAAGAATATTTGGATTTTGCAGAGACTCTTAAGAAAATGTATAAGGCTCAAGAGAAATATAAACTTGCTGTGGATTTGGAGAGAGCAAGAAGTGAGTTAAGAATACTTGAAGAAAAAACAAAGATGATGAATAAGCTCATTGTAGCTGAAAAGGAATATACCACCAACATAAAGAAAAGATTTAATGTTCTTGCATCATCCAGAAACTTAATATCCACATACAAGGGTATGGAAGCATTGGGAATAGAACTTACTCCTGCTCAACTTAAAAGAGCAGAGACTGCATATTATAGAACTCTTATGCCACAGAAAATAAAAGGAACTTTGAGAGAAGCAGAATTAGAGGCAAGAGAAAAGATAGCAGGTAGTTACAAGAAATTCCTAATTGAAAGATCCAGAATAATGAAAGAACTTACCATTCAGGAGAAGGAATATACTGCTGCACTTGAAAGAGAATTTACAATGCTTGAAGGTGCCAAGGGAATACTTAAGACCTATCAAGCAATGCTTGAAAGAGGAGTGAAACTTGACAGAGACAGACTTGCTATTGCCAAGAAGGCTCAACAGATTCTTGTAAGGAGACAATTTATCCCATCTGTCCTTGAAAAGATGAGACAAAGGACTGAGATGGAATATCTTGCAAGTCCTAAGGCTCTTGCATATAAGTATGCAGCAGATATAAGGAAGTTGAAATTTGAGAGTATGATTCTGGAAACTGAAGCTGAGACTACCAGAAGGAGAAAATATTGGAAAAGAGCATTTGAGTTGAGAAGAGATGTGGAAGTGAAAAAGTTGAGAATTGAAGAGGCAAAGCTGAGAGCAGAGATGGAAGCAGGGAATAGGGTGCTACAGGTTAGACAGAGACTGCTTGATATTTTGAATAGAAAGGAAGAACTTGGAATTGAACTTACAAGGCGAGAGAGAATAGAGAGAATAAGACTGAATAGAGAGATACAGAAAGAGAGAACAAGGGGAGTGGATCAATTTCTCAGTCCTGAGTGGTTAAAATACAGAGCAAGATGGTTCGTTCAGTTAAGGTTATTTTGGAGTATTTATAGGTTCATAACTGACACCATACAAGCTATTACTGCATTTGATGATGCAATGGCAGGATTGTCTGCCATTACAATGGCAGCAAATCATGAGTTGCAGGCTTTGAGAGATACAGCCTTGCAACTGGGAAAAGATTTACCTGTGCCAATTGAAGAAATTGCAACTGGTATGACAAAGATAGCTCAGGCAGGCTTCTCTGCAAAGGAGACAGCATCAATTATAAAAGATGTATCAACTCTTGCAACTGCAACACTTGGAAAGATTGAAACTGCTGCTGACCTTGTAACTACTGCTCTCAGAGCATGGAATATGGAAACAAGTAGGAGTAGTGAAGTGGCTGATATTCTTGCAAATGCTGTAAATAGATCCAAAACAAACCTTGAGGGACTTGGAACTGCATTGCAGTATGTATCTGGAACTGCACCACAGTTAAACATCTCTTTCAAAGAGACTATAGCATTGCTTAGTGAGATGGCTAATAGGGGTATCAGGATGTCTGTTGCTGCAACTGGACTCAGAGCTATGTTTGCAGAGTTCTTAAGACCATCTGAGAGATTTAGGAAAGAGTTGTATAAACTTGGATTGGGTATTGATGATGTAAATGTGGCTGTAAGGGGAGTAGTGCCAGTTTTGAAATTACTTGCTGAGACAAGTTTTAGTGCAGAGCAGGTATTTAAAGGACTTGGTAGGAGAACTGCATCAGCAGTTGGTGCTCTCATTGCATCTGCTGGTGATATAGATCACATGATTGAGCTGTTATCTGAGCTTGGAACTGCTACTGAAATGGCAGGCAGAGAGATGGAATCTTTCAGAAAGAGATGGATATTGTTTAAAAACACAGCAGTATCAGTTGGGTCAAGAGTATTTGATCTGTATAAAGGAATAGCATCTATTGGTATAAGTGGACTTACAGAGTTGATGAAAGGACTTGACTCAGTAGCAACATCATCTACTCAGGCAGCAAGAGCAATGAAAATGCTAATTGTAACGGTTACCCATTTTGGAATAGCACTTGCAGGAATTGGTCTGGTTAAGTGGCTGATAAACTTAGGAAAAAGATTGGATAACATCTTATTGATTATACAATCATTCAGATTTGTATTGAATCCTTGGGTAACTGGAATAGCAGCAGTAAGTGGAATTTTACTCTACCTTGTTGCAGCTATAACTCGTGCTCATCATAAGACAAAATTGTTATTAGAGGATTTCCATCAGGCAAGAGTAAAAGCATTGGAAGCAAGAATGGCTTATGATGACTTTAATAGAGTGTTGGAGCAGTATAAGGAGACAGTAGAAAAGGGAGATGAGGTGCAGGCTAAGAGAATAGCAAGTATGAACAAAGAGCTTGCTCTTATTCATAAATTGCACTATGGAACATCTGAATGGGCTGATGCAATAGATAAATTAGTAGAGAAAAAGAAAGAAGAACTGAAAGTGGCTGAAGGAATTGAAAGGCAGAGATTTAGGGAAATGTTGATGGCAAGGTTGGAGAAAGTGAGAAAACTGAGAGAGGAAAAAGAAGCCTTAACAAGACAGAAAGAGGAATTCTTAGCTTCAGGTATGAGAATCACAAGAAAAGAAGCAGAGGCAGCAGCAGGCAAGCCAAGGAAACTTTCAGAAAAGGATGTAGAAGATATAAAGATGATTCTCAGACTTGGAAGGGGTTGGATGAAAGAAAAATGGAAATATGAAGGAGCTATAGGAAAAGATTTAGGCTTTTTTGTAGATGCACTAAACAAACTTGCAGTAGCTGTGGGAGAGATGCCTGATTTTGCAAAACTTGTTCCTAAGTGGCAGAAAGAGCAGGACAAAATAAATAAAGAGATTCTTGAAAGAGCAAAGGCAATTAGAGAAGCAAGAGCAAGATTGTTTATAGAACCCATTACTCCCAAAGATGTAAGAGCCTACTATCAGGAAACTCTTAAGATGTATCCTATCTTTGGTAGGCTGTTAGGACAGTTGACAGCAGAAGAGAGAGCAAGATGGGAGGAGATGTTTCAAAAGGAAATCCCATCTGTTATGTATGCCAGATTGGAAAGGTTAAGGGAGATTTTGAGAGAGTCGTTAGGAGAGGATATTATAGGAAGGGAGTTTGAAAAGTTAAGGAAAGAATACGAAGAGAAAGGAATTGAGAAAAGCAGAGCAGAATTAATCAGAGAGGCACTCTTATCAGTAAGTGCTGGTATATTAGGTAGGGTAAAAACAGCAATGGGAATTGGTACAATTCCGTATAAGGAAGATAAGTATAGAGTGGAAATCAAACAGCTTGAAACTGAAATACTGAATCTTACTGATGAGAGAAGTCAAAGAGAGAAAGAGATAGAAAAGACAATAGCAAGATATGTAGCTCTGCTTGAGAGATATAAGTATCCGAATAAAGAGATTCAAGAATTGGAACTACTGAGAGAAAAGCATATAGGTGCTATAAATCAGAAATATCAACAGATGATTGAAAAAGAGATGCAAGAATATGACTATAGACTGAAGATAGAAGGAACAAATACTACATTAGAAAGACGAATAGCAGAAATAAATAGAGAATATGAACAAGCTGTAAATAAGGCAATACAACAATATGGAATAAATTATGATACTGCAAAATTGGTAGAGAAAATCCTTGAATTGAGAGATAAGCAAATAGCAAAAGAGAAGGCTCTGTATAACATACAGAACAAATATAGAAATGAACTACTTGATATAGAAAAACAACTGTCATCTCTTAGGACTTGGGAAACGGGTAAAAGATTAAAGTTAGAGGAACAGAGCTTGAGATTGCAGATTAAGAGATTAGATTCAATAGATAGATCTGTCCTTGATGCAGAGCAATTGTTTAACCTTGATCAGCAGAGAGTGCAGTTGCAGAGACAACTTACAGATAATCTTGAGCAACAGAGAAGGTTAGCCGATCCACTGTATGCTACATTTGCAAAGATGAAAGAGCAATTGTCTCAGATGACATGGTCTGATATCATATCTGATTGGGCTATGAATATTCCAACAGGACTTACTCAGATAATTTATGATGCTACTGGTGGATTTCAAGAGCAGAAACAGAGAGTGGTAGAGCTTGAACAAGAGTTACAGAATTTACAGAGAGAGTATGATGAAGCCATTGCTGATGATGATGTTCAGAGAGCACAAGCTCTTGCTGAACAGATGGCAAGATTAAGGAATGAGATAGATGATATGAAAAATCCGTTGAAAAATCTAAAGAATGCATTTGAGGATTTTCTTAAGTCTCTGATAGATGGATTAAGACGAGCTATTATACAAGTGATGATGCTTAAAATAGTATTAGGTATAGTTGAGCACTTTAAAGCTCCATCATCTAAAGTTACATCGGCAGCAGCCAGTGCAGGAGCAGAGGCAGGATCTGCTGTTGCAAGAGCAATTACCAATCCAGTATCTGCCATAGGAACTAATGTAGGTGGAGTGAATGTGGAGGCTCCATTTGGAGCTGAAAGAGTTGCTCAGGATATTTACATAGCTAACTTTGTAACTCCACAAGATATTGCAAATGCAATGACTGAATTGCCTGGCAAAAATGTCATTGCAAACCATGTCGTTCAGGATTTAAGGAATAGGGGAACTATCTGGAAAGCAATAAGGTCATCTATGTAGAATGGGGTGATTGATAGTGAAATTATTTCCCATAGGAGATTTACAAGCCCAATCATCTCAAGGGCTTATAGATGGAAAATCGTATTCATTTTTTGAACCCAATGCTGGATGTACAGCTAAAAGGGTGTATAACATTCTTACTACAAGATTTCAAGATCAAACTATTTTAACAAGAAAAAAGGCTGAAACCTATCTATCTATAACCTATAAGTATCAGAATATATTTGCAAGGGAATTCAGACAATTGGAACATTTTATAGAGAGTGTGGATGAAGCACTGACATCTTTTTATCTTGTCAATCTTGACAGTGGCGTAAATCCGTCCAACATAGCATCATCTCTCTCAAGATGGAATGTAACAATAGATGGTGAATTGGTTTATTCAGCCACTACAAATATGAAATCCAATTTCATGTTTCTCTGGGATGGATTGAATTTTAAAGTGGGAGATATTACATCAATCACCCCATCTGATCAGAATTATGTAATTGCAGTAGATGTGTTTACCAATAACTATGGTGATCTAACACTTAGCAGAGCACAGAGCAGTGCAGTAGTGTATCCTATATACGAAGTCTACACACAGACAAATGCTCTTGGTAGTTTTGAAAGCACTTACTACATTCCACTTAACATCTCCACAAGCAATGATGGTGGATTTATGAAAAGTGGTGTGATCTCCTTTATAACCAAATATAGAGTATAGGTGAGAGCATGACTTACAACACTAATACCAACTTTCTACAAGAGAGTGTAAAAGAGAGTGGAACTCAGCCTATAGAGATGTTCTGTCTGAATGCATCTCTAAGTGGTTGGAATCCTTTGTATTATGCAAATTACAATCAAGATATATATGGATGGTCAGTTGATAATTCCACAGGTGGACTCACTACTACTGCTACTGTGTATGTAGGACTGCCTATAAAGACTGGGACGGTAAAGTCTGATGTAAGTGGTGAAGTAACAGCAGTTGAGGTATCAATACCAAATACTGATAGAGTGATAGAGTCTGTCATTCAGAACAATGACTATCTCAGAGGTAGGGAAGTCTATTTCATACTCACATTTGCAAAGTATCTACCGTCGGGATCCACATATAAGTATATAGGATCAGAGCCAGATAAGAATGCAGTTCTAGTTGAAAAATTCTATGTAGATGGAGTAAGCTCAAATGAACAGGTGGTTACATTCACCTGTAAACCCAAATTTTCTCTAAAGAATATGATCATTCCAAGGAGAACATTTACAAGGCAGTGCTCTTGGGCTTTGATGGGTAGGTATAGGGGAATAGAGTGCGATCCAGACGGGAACATAGATGGTGAGACGTATCCCACTTGTGATGGAACTCTTAAGTCGTGCAGAGAAAGGGGAAATGAGTCAAGGTTTGGTGGTTTTCCATCCATTCCACGTAAATACATCACAATATGAGAAAGATAGATTATATTAAATACTTTAGAATTCCTTTTAAGGAAAAAGGTAGAGATTTCAATGGTGTAGATTGTTATGGATTGGTGTTTTTGTTCCTGAAAGAGGAATTTGGGATTGTAATGCCAGACTATCTTGAACTTGACTACAAAATCGGCACACTTGGAAAAGATGGTAAAAAGTATATAGAGAGATATGAGAAAGACAAACCTATTTTATCTATCTATAACAAAGTAGATCCACCGCCAAAGCCTTTTGATATTTTGGTATTTAAAAATGTAGCTGGAATAGCAACACATATAGCTATCTATATTGGAAACAATAAGATACTGCATACAATAAGAAATAGGAATCCATCCATAACCGAATATAATAATTTCTGGAAAAATAGGTTATATGGAATATTTAGAATAAAGGAGCTGGAAAGGGAATAATGGCTTATGTAACTTTCAGAAATATTCCAGACGAAAATACTGAGTTTACCTATATAGACGCCAAGACACTTGCAGGTTGTGTAAGAGAATATGCAAGACAGCAGAGTGATGATCTGTATTCTCTCATAATGAGAGAATATATAGTAATTAGGGTAGATGATGAAATAATATTGCCAGATGAGTGGATGTTCAAGGTAGTAGATAATGACTCAAAGATAATAATTACACCAAGATTGAGTGGTGGAGATGCTTTTGGAATCTTTGAAATATTTGCTGGTGCTGCTCTAATGGCTTTTGCATGGATAAACCCTTTCAGCTGGCCTGCTCTTGCAACTCAGATAATATTC